CAAGGACCTTCGCAGCCATGCGAAGGTCCACCTTCCCAAGGACTATCCTTGGATTGTACTCGGCCTCCTGGCCGATGATCTACGCGATTGCTTTCAAGAGAGTGAGTACTTGAGGGTAAAAGCCGTAGTCCGTTCACGCGACTTCGGACAGTACCTTCAACTCTCGAAAGAGTGGGGACCACAGAGTAATTTCCCTGCTGGAACGCGACAAACAACTATGTTTGCTCGCTACCAAATCGCATCCCTCCTCAAGAAGTTCCAATTCTCTGGCGATAGAAAATCTCGTCAAGAGGCTGCACTGGAAAAATTTGCTGCAGCTGAGTTAGCTTGTCGTGAATTCAACCGATCCGGTTGGAGGACCCTTGCTAACCCGGAAGAGGAAACCGACCTCCTGGTATTGACTTACGCCAGGAAGTACCTTGAGGACCTATTAGGTTTTGTGTTGCCTGATAGGGGGAAACTGACGGAATGGTCACGTCATGGACCAGGTTCGAACTTGGACACTAAGAAGCGTCAGACCTCTTCGTATCACAAATACGGGAACTGGCCCTACTCGTGTACAAGGCACGCACTTGGATTGGCACGGTTGGCGATCCAGGACGACGAGCGCTGGCTTGGAGCACTGGAAGATGATTACCGGAATCGATATTCGATTCCAAAGCATGTAATCCTCGACCAAGAAGTGTTCTGGGCTAGCGTGCTTAACGTCGTCCCAGGCAACCGTATCACTTTTGTGCCTAAGAATGCTCTTACTGAGCGTTCAATCGCGATTGAGCCCTGCATGAACCTCTACCTCCAGCTGGGCGTTGACGGTTATATACGTCGGCGGCTCAAAAGGTGGGGAGTAGACCTTGATTCGCAAGAAAAGAATCAGCGTCTATCATGCGAGGGCTCTGGCGGGTGGTCTGGGACCGATCCCTATGTTACATTGGATCTCTCAGCTGCTTCCGACTCCATCTCGTTAGAGGTGTGTCGGGTGTTGCTTCCACCCCCGTGGTACAACTACCTCATAAAGCTTAGGTCGCCGTATGGAGACCTAGGTGGCAGAGAACTCGAATACGAGAAAATCTCTTCCATGGGGAATGGTTTTACCTTCGCCCTTGAATCTGCCATCTTCTCAGCATTTGTTTTTGCTGCGCAGAGGGTGATTCATGGGACCGTTTCACCTAGCGAATGTGCGATATTCGGAGATGATCTTGTCATCCGCAAAAGCATATCCGTTTTGGTTATTCGGTCGTTAGAGCGAGCTGGTTTTGCTATCAACGAGGATAAATCCTTTGTTGATGGCCCGTTCCGCGAATCTTGCGGTGCGGACTGGTTTGCTGGCACTCCTGTGAGACCAGTGTTTTTCACGGAGCAGCCTACTACTGTAATGGGTCTTTGGTGCGATATCAATCGCATCCGCAGGATCCTATCCCTACGGTTAGTGGGTTTCGAGTTTCGCTCAACACAGGCTATGGAAAAGTGGATCCCTGATTCTCTTAGGGATTGCACTGGACCACCGTCTGATGAAGAGTTCGACTCGTACTTGCATGTGTTGAAACCTCCGAAGAGGGATCGGCACAGCAGGTATCCATTCACCCGACTCGCTGTAACACGCGATAGGGTGAGGGGCGATAACTTCCTCTTCAGGAAGTTAATGCACCAGCTCCGAGAAGCACCGGTATCTCCTTTCCATCGTGACCGGTGGGGGGGAGGAAGTATCACGGGATCAGGAAGTCGATTCACCGTATACGGTTTATCCGTAACGGTGAGCCGAAAACGCTCCCTGGCCTGGTATTGGCCAGAAGAGTACGTTGACACAATGCTTTCGGATTAACTCCGCGGCGTTATGCCAATGACCCACGTAATGGTGGAG